TGAGATTAAGAAGGAAGAGCCCAAGAAGCTCATCCCTCAGGTCTCGCAACCTACACGTAAATCACCTCGACTTATTCGTCATCCATATTCGAATAAGTGGTAGATTTGTTCCCCGAATGTCCGTTGGGGATCCTTTTAATCGAGGTATAGTTGAACAGGACTGTGTGTATATGGATACCAATGTATATATTTTTACATGTTATATATTTTATGTTAGGCTTTGCATACATTAGCACTCTGCCCTCAGAGTACCCCTATTTAGGGGAGAAGTTCGCTACTTCAATAAATATGTTATATCAGAGTTGATTGAGCCATCACTCTAGATGAATAAATAAAGGGTTTTCTAACAATTCTACTAATCAAAGTGGTGGTACGGGTCCATCAATAACAAACCCGTCTGCCCCGGAGACTCCGGGGAGATTCAATGTTACAATTAATGAGGAGGCATTGGATTCTACAAAGGAAATCCTCTCTTTCAGCGACCAGACTGCACATTGGGATTATATGGTCAATTCAAATCCTGATCCTACATTCGGTACTGCTGATACTAATGATGCTGATTTAGCAAACTTTTTTGCCCGACCTATTAAAGTTCGTTCCTATAACTGGGCTGTTGGAACAAATATTTTCGAGACTTTTAACCCTTGGAATGACTTTTTCCAGAACCCACGAATCATCAATCGTATTTCCAATTACAATTTGATGAGGTGTGAACTTAAGGTCAAGTTTGTGATTAATGGTAACGGTTTTCATTATGGTCGTGCCATAGCATCATATACCCCTCTGCATCAATTTGATAATATCACTCGTGATAGAGCTTTTTTCCAGCAGGATATTATCAATGCGAGTCAGAGACCGAAGGTGTTTCTTGACCCTACCAAATCGCAAGGTGGTACTTTACACTTGCCTTTTTGTTGGGTGCGAAATGCTTTGAACATTCCAGGTCAAGATTGGCAACGAATGGGAGAAATCATTATTCATGGAATTAATTCTCTTAAACACGCAAATGGTGCTACCGATAATGTTACGGTTAGCGCATTTGTATGGGCAGAGAATGTCGTCCTATCTACGCCAACATCTACAAATCCTAGTTCCATCTCGGCTCAAGCTGGCGATGAATGTGAATGCGAACACACAGTTATCTATCAGCCTCAAGCTACTGATGAGTATGGAACGGGTCCTGTATCTAGACCTGCTGGAGTGATTGCCAAAATTGCTGGATCATTACGTAATGTTCCAGTTATTGGCCCTTACGCGAGAGCATCAGAGATGGCTGCATCTACTGTATCTAATATAGCTCAGATGTTTGGCTATTCTCGCCCCAATTACATCGACGCAATTGAGCCATTTACTCCACGCCTTATGGGGAATATGTCAAACACTGTTTATACAGATAATGCTGTCAAATTTACCCTAGATCCCAAACAGGAAACGAGCGTTGATTCTCGAGTTTGTGGTCTCGATGGTACCGATGAAATGACTATTCAGTCGATATCTTGTAGGGAATCGTATTTAAAAACTTTCCCTTGGGCTATTTCAGATTCTGCTGAGACTTTATTGTGGTCAAATGAAGTTTCACCAGTATTGTATGATGTCCTATCGACAGGCGGCCAGACTGAATATCACTTTCCTGCATGTTGTTATGCTGCCTTACCTTTTGAACGTTGGCGAGGCACAATGAAATTTAGGTTTCAGGTAGTGGCATCTGCCTTTCATAAAGGTCGTATTAAGATTGTGTATGATCCCTATACTGATCCGACC